ACGATTCTTCTCTATGGCATTTTTTTTAGCCTCTGGAGATAGTTCGTCAAATGTATAAGATTTCTCTCCGTCCGATTCGGAGAGGTTTGAGAATTGATTATAGTTAAGGACCTTCATAATCCTATATATCGGATAAAGCTCGTTTAAAAGCGTTTAGCGAGCTCGTTTATCTTTTCAATATCTTCATTAGATAAACGGTAATAAGCTTCGCTAAGCTTATTTAAACTGCCTAAAAACTCATCGTGCATGAATGTATTCTTAGAAGATGTAGCTGGATCTATTATTTCCCGAGCACTTTGCGGGAAGTATTCTCTGATGCTCTTGATCAGCTCTTTCTTAAGCATTGTGTCGTCTGCACATTCCTCTACTACTAGATCGATCAATTCAATTTTTTCCGCTCTACCGCATTCGCTTACGAATTAACTTGGATCTATGTCCACTTCTGTGCTAAACTCTGGCATATTATTTTTAATTTGTTTTTGTACTCGGGAAGGGACTTGAACCCTTATGTAACCAATTACTCTTTCTACATGGTATAAGCATGAGGAGATACCCGAGTATTAAGGGAGAGAACCCCTTAGTGTTGTTGGCACTCAGTCAAAGCCACTATATAACATTCCTTTCTCAGGGGAACAACACTTTGTGGTCCCCACAGGACTTGAACCTGTGACCCTCTGATTATGAGTCAGGCGCTCTAACCAACTGAGCTAAGGGACCTTTGTTATTAATTATACTCAAATTTAACAAACCGTTTCGGTTTAAAAAAATTTTTCTCCAAAAAAAGATAAACTTTTCCAATATATAGGATTGGATAACTCGAATCCCGCGAATTTTTTCCACTAAGGAGCTAAAACGTGAAAATATTTTCCACTATGGACGATCCCAGCAGTAAAACGACTAATGAAATTAAAGAGACTAAAAACAATAGCACTCATACTGGCGACGTTTTTCAATCCCTTGGGATTCGACGCACTTTTTGCGGTGATCACGAAATGGACGGGTTCGTATTTAATCACAGACATCTTATTCTATATGGCTTCTGCCTCTTTCTTTGCTCTGTATTTCTTGCTTGCAAAAATTGAAAAAGAAAAGGGATCAACTAACTAAAGCTAATCCCTATCTCGGTGTTTGATTTGGTTACACCTTATTCTTCGGGATAGTCCGGTTCTTCTTCTCCGTCATGAGCTTCTGATAAAGCATCATAAACGAAATCTTCGTTTGCTAGATATCTTTCTATTACACCCATTACTGATGGATCTTTAACTGGTATGTAGGGATCTAGTACATCAACTTCGAGATTATTTATGGTTATTCCTATGTCCTCTACGATAACTCCACCCCCTACATCATGAAATCCGTGTCCTTCCTCCTTTTCTGGAGCCTCAAAATAGGTTGTACCCTCAGCTTGAAAATCCACTATGAAGTTAAATCCTTTGAGATTAAATTCCTCGCCTTCAAAATCCACCATGGTGTTTCTAGCCATGCCTTCATTTAATTTTCCGAATTCTTTTAGATGTCTCATTTATATTGAATTATTTGTTTACTATATATCAAAAAAAACCTCCAGGAAACCAATCCTGGAGGCGTGAACCAAAACAAACACCTAAAAAGATCTATGATCAACCTTGATAGGGTTACGTTCGTTATACCAGGTCAAATTAATAATGTTTCATCTTTTTTGTCAATCGATATCGTTATTTAGTAAAAAAAGAAGGCATTTTTTCAAATTTTCATCCTCTAAATCGTCCATTACCGCTCTCGGAGACTTGTTTTGGATGAGATCGAAGATGGTTTTTACCGATTCTTCACCATAGGTATTCATCGCTTCCTGAACCGTCTTCGATGTTATTACTTTTGCTTTCATTGTTGTTTTTAAAAAAATTATCTCTTATGATAACAAACAGGAATAGTGATAAGCCAAAAATTCCTAGTATTGCTACTATTATATTGCATATGAGGTCAAAGTATTCCATTCTATTATTTTAATGATATATAACTGTGATGAAAAATCTCCAAACTTTTGCCTTATTTGAGTCTTCTTCGTATAATTATACGATTGATGATGTTAAAAGGTTGCCACTATTTAAGTTGTTAGAAAAGCTTGGATTTTATGATAGCACTTCATCTACAATATGGAGACATGGTAATATGAGAATCTATAATGATGTTCTTTATATGAGTGATCCGTCTGAATGTATAACTATCTATGGTAACGGTCCGGTTAGAAAAACTATTAAAGGCATGTTTGGAAAGGGTGCACCTCACATATTAAAGAATTTTAATTCAAATATCGTATCTTTGGCAGATTGGAATGCCCGATTTGCATATCTTGTTAACTGGGCTAGAAAAAGATATAATAAACAAGGCATACCGTTTGACCTATCTAAAATCCCTAATATAGAAAATTATCTGGAATCTATCTATAAAGAAGATGTCGAAATCTTTATGGGTATCTATAAAGATCTGGATTTAAAATCCAAAGAGTCATTCTTGAAGAAAATTGGTAAGACTGAACAGGATCTAAATAAATTGGTTAGCCTTTATAATAGAGCAACCGATATTATGAGATGGACTTAATCGTTCCTTCTCATGTCCCTCTCTATATCCCTTTCCTTAATAGATTCCCTTTTGTCATAAAGCTTCTTACCTCTAGCTAAAGCTATTTCCATCTTTAACCTATTCTTTTCGTTTACGAATATCTTAACAGGTATTATCGTAAGACCTTTATCCAAAGACGATCTCAGCTTTTTTAGCTCTTTCTTTCTCAGTAGAAGTTTCTTGTCCCTGAGTGCTTCGTGCTGAAATGAGCCAGGACCAGGAGTTATCCCTAGTCCCTTAACCCAAAGTTCTTCGTTATTAAAAATGCAATATGTGTCAACCATAGAAGCCCTGCCGTCTTTGATAGCCTTAACTTCGGAGCCAATTAGGCATATCCCCGCAGTGTAGGTGTCAATAAACGTGTATTCAAATCTGGCCTTACGGTTAACTATGGATTGCATTATTTTCTTTTTTTCTCCTTCTTGAGAACTACTTCATCAATGATTCCATATTTTACTGCCTCTTCTGCACTTAACCAGAAATCTCTAGTCGCATCTTTCATGACCTGTTCCGGTTTCTTGCCGCAGTAACTTCCGAGAAGATCGAAGAGAATTTTATTAACCTCTTCCCACTCTTGCATATCAATCTTTGCATCCTGGATATTTCCTCGGAATCCTCCGCTTGATTGGTGAAGCATCACCTTACTGAATCTCAAAGAGCTTCTTTTACCTTTAGTACCTGCTCCTAATAAAACAGATCCCATTGATGCTGCCATTCCAGTATTTACTGTTCTGATGTCACAAGCAATATATTCCATAACATCAATCATAGATAGACCGGACTTAACAGATCCACCTGGTGAATCGATGTGCATAGTGATGTCTCTGTCGTCAACTGAATCTAAAAACATCAGCTGAGCCTGAACAACTGTTGACATATCATCATCAACTCCTCCAGCAACCCAAAGAATGCGATCTCTCATTAAACGTGAGAAGATATCCATCTGGGTAACTCTCATTTCTCTTTCCTCTAAGATATAAGTCGTCATTGAAGATTGGATTCTTTTATCGAAGTAATCCAATCTCAGTGAGGAGATTCCGTGTTCGCTTCTAGCGTACTTTTCAAATTCTGATCTGTAGTTCATATTATTTACTTGTTATTGATTTTCTTTGTTATCTAATAGTTCATCGACGTCTATATCTTTGATCATGTCATTTAGAACTTCGCTTAAAGCATGATCCTCGTCAAATTCCCCCTTGTCTTTTATGTCAATCCAGTCCACTTTTGTTTCATAGAAACAGGTTAATTTAATTCCATCCTCCACAAAATTCATTGTTTCCACTACAAGACCTTTCCATTCTTCCTCATAGTAACCCATGTCTGTTCCTGGTTGGGCTCCATGTTTTGCTGTGGTGTAAGGTCCGCCCGGAGGATCGAACATTATAAGCGTATTATCATCGGTAACTGAAGTTCGATAGAAATCTTTAGAATACCCGGACATTATAAATTCGGTCAGCGATATTCTTTTAACGAGAATCCTATCGGAGTGCCGATTCACGAATTCTGATTCTTTGATGATATCTTCCATATACGAATTTATACCGGCAAACATAATAAATAATCCCGTCTATAAAAAATAAATTACTGACTTATCTGAATCATTTACTGTAAAATCCCATATAACAAATATAAATTATGGATATGGAGGATAATCAGGGGTCACGTTTAGTTTCGATAATAGGAGCACCATCATCAGGCAAAAGCACTTTAGCAGCCTCAGTTCATCACAGCTTAAAGATATCAAAGAGAAATTCCATATTCGTTGGAGAAGCAGCTACAGACTACATTGCAGAGTGGGGAATACCTAATACTCCTACTGATCAGATAATAATATTCTACCAGCAACTGGGAAGAGATAGAATGTATGTTGGGTCTAAAGAATTCATCATCTGTGATTCTAGTTCTATCCTAAACTACTTTTACTTCAGATCTTTATTCAGTCACAAGCTAAGTCTGAAGGATATCGCAACAATAAATCATCTTCAGAAGGAAATACTTAAGTCTCTAAACCAGTGGCATAAGATCTACTACGTTCCACCCTTCCTCGAGGAAGATGATCAGAACGATGGTATAAGATACCACAACAAAGAGGAGATTATGAAATTGGACGGGATAATAAAGAATTATCTGGAGCTGGAAAGAATTCCTTATACTGATCTTTCCGAAATCCCTTTAGAGGATAGAGATCGCTGGATCCTTGCAGACCTCACTAAGCCTAAAAAGTAATTATTGTAATTCAGGAAACTTAGCCCAATCTGTTTTGGCTATCCATTCCTGGTTTGATAGAACATTTGCTAAAGAGGTGTCTTTAATAGTTTCCCTCCATCCTATCGTTTTGTGGTGGTTTAAACCAACTCTGTAATTGTTTAACCCAATCCATTTTTGCATATAAACGTCAGAAACTGCAGAAAGTTCTTTTGCATCTAATTTACCGGATCTTAGTCCTATACCGTAGAATTTAGGGTACAAAGTGCACATCCAAACAGGTATGCCAGGTGTTCCGTCAACTTTAGTTCTGGCTAAGTTCTGAATTTCCTTTATCTGTGCAGCAAAAATGTAGCATTTGCCATCATTTTGAGGAACCCCCTTGATGAGAACCCACCCATTTTGCCTCCAGTCTAATGCTTCCGTGAGCATTTCGTATTCTAAAATGTGATTCATGCTTTATATATCCACCCTTCTTTACCCAAACCCCCTAGGATATATAGAAGAAAAACCAAAACAACTATGAAAAAATTCTTTATGGATCTTCTTTCAGGACAAAGCGACACATCAAGCAAAAGATTTGCTGCCCTATTCACCCTTTTTAACATTATAGCTATAACATGGGTGGCTACTTTCAAAGCTAAAGACTTCGTTACACCTGAATTTATGTACGATTCTTTAGCGCTAATTGCTGGAGGAGGATTAGGGTTAACCGTTATCGAAAAGATATTCTCGGCTAAAAAGACCGGAAAATCTGAGGACACTAAAAAAACAGATATATAAAACATGGAACATTTATTAGAATTTAACTTATTTAACCCACAGCCAGGAGCGGCACCAGCAGGAGAAGAAGTAGCTCCCCCAGTTTTCGGTACAATAGATTTTAGCATGTCAGGGGTATCTGACGATGCTATGAAGCTTATAGCAGGTCTTATGGCTCAGTCAGTATTAGCATCAGGTGAAGCCGAGAGAATAACTAGAATGTCAGACACTGACCCCAATTCAGCAGCATCTTACCTACAGAAGAAAATAGAAGGAATATTGGCGAGCGTACCTGGATTAAATCCCACATTTATTCAATCTATGAAGTCGCAATCATCAAACATTGCTAAGATGATGGTTCAATCTATTCCTGGATTACTTGGTAGTTTAACAGATAAAGATGTGGAAGCAAACGAATTAAAGCCTGATACTTCTAAATCTTCTTTCTTAACTAAACTTAGCGGATTTTTCTCCGATAACCAAGGAGCATAATTAGTATGGGAAGCGTAACATCATTTAATAATTTTAGGAGTAGACTTAATGAGGAAACTGCGGTTAACCTCAAAGGATACACTAAGGATGATGTGGAAAAAGCATTTCGAGCTGTTGAAGACGATCTATCTGATTATTATTCTGTAGACGAAGACAATGTAAAGGTAACACTGGAGTGGACATTAAAATATGGATCTCTGGACATAGAATCTTCCTTGGATCACGTTGAATTTAATTTTGATGTTTCAGGATTCTCTAGATTGTTAGTAAGAAATTTGGAGCAAGATCCGGAATCTAAAGGACCCAGATTTTCTAAAGAGGAAGTAGAAAGAGCAATAGATTCTTCCCATAATAGATTTGACGTTTTTGCAGAAAACATCAAGATCAATATCAATAGTGTTGATACCACTTTAGAGGTGAATGAAGATAGATATTCAACAGAACTCACTGTTACTGGAAAGTTGTTTGAAGATTCATTGGATGTTTCTGATGCTGAGATAGATAAAGAAGAGATATTAGAAAGAATAATAACAGAACTCTATAAAACTGTAGCCAGTAGAATAGATTTCTCATAAAAAACGCCATGAAAAGAATTAAATTATTCGAAGACTTCATAAAGGAAGCACAAATAGATCTCACAGATCCAGGCCAAGCAGGTGACGTTTTTGCTGGAGTAATAGCAGGAAATAAAGATATAAAAGAAGAGCCTAAAGGTTCCAACACTGGAAGAATGGTGAATCAATATCTTTCTTCAGTTGGTCTTAAACCAGGCCTACCCTGGTGTGCAGCTTTCGTTTATTACATATTCGATCAAGCAACAAAAAGGCTTCACATAGCTAACCCACTTCCTAAGACTGGTGGTGTTATGAACATGTGGGATTCTTCAGACCGTACCGCAAAAATAGATATAAAAAATGCGAAAGCAAATCCAAGTTTAATAAAACCTGGACAAATATTTATAATGACTCGAAAAGGTAAAGGATTGGGCCACACCGGTATAGTATTAAGCGTAGATGTTGCCAGAAGAGAATTTGTAACTGTCGAGGGTAATACCAATGACCAGAAATCTGGAGAGGGTGATAGGGTAGGTGTTAATAGAAGAAAAATTGATAGCG